ATGGAAATTACAGTAGCGTATCTTCAGGAAGCCTTCAGAAAATACAACGAAGAGATATTCGGAAACACCCTTCCTATACCCAACTTAAAGGTCTCGAACGCCAAACGGAGATTGGGTTCGATGCACTGTCGCATACAAAAAACATGGGGAAAGATGCACCGCAGTTTCACCATCGTGGTGTCGAGCTATTACGATGTGCCGCTATCGCTCATCGAAGACACCCTTATTCTAAGGGGGGTAAAACGAAATGTGTAAAATGATAATGTTGTGAACTTTGTCATATTATTTTGTATATCAGTTAGTTATGACAGTATAGAGGACAAAATAGCATACAAAACGAAATGTTACATCGCGTTACATTTGTGTTATATTCGAGGAGGGTTTGAACGGTGTTTGAGAAGATAGTGTTACATAGGACGGGAAATGAGGCGATTTGGGGCACTTTTAGCGTGAAGAGGAGTGTTTTATGGCATAAGGTATGCTGAGAACGACAGAGCGGAAAGAAAGGCTGTGAGAGGGATTATTTATGCGTAGTTTGATGCAGGTGAGCTGGTCGTGGCTCACTTTTTATTTTGCTTAATTCTTAAATATTATATACTTAATATATCGTATATAATAATTATTTTGTATATTTGCAGCCAAAAAGAGACAACTATGACAAAGGTTATACACGTGCAATTATTGCAGGGACGGAAGAATTATTATTTCGGCTCAATTCCTGCTATATACAGCGTTCTGACGGCTGAGGAGATAGGTATAAAGCAAGTATCTTTAGAACGTGTAGGACTAAGCAAGGGAGGCGTAGTCCTGAATAAGAAGGCTCATATTCGTGCTGGTGAACTTATACGCTCTAAAACTACAAAAAAAGAAAAAGTTTAGGCAGCTAAAACGCTGATTGAACGATAGTTGAACGGCTTTCAATACGTTTTTGAACGGTTGGAAGCCGTTTTTGCGTTTTATGGGGGCGTAAAAGGTATGTTTTTGGGGTGAAAATTGTCCTTGGGTGGACATTAGGGTGGACGATTGGGTGGACATGATAAAACGAAATGTGTAACGAGGGTGGACGTTAGGGTGGACACTTTTTATATAGTTTTGACTGCATTCACCCCCCTAATAAGGACGAAAAAAAGTGGATTGACCCTATTTTTATCATTTACCCCCCCCATTTATTCCATATAAGGAGGGGTGTAATACAATGACGTGGAATAAAAAACTTCGTGAAATGCCCTGTTTATCGGAGTTTTTGCTTATATTTGTGGTGTAAAACTATTAAAAAGTGTGCGCGTGGCGCATAAGGAGGGTAATATGAAATATAAAAATGTTGCAGAATTGATTAATAAATGGGAGTCGTTAATGGGTAAAGAACAGACATTATGTAGATTGAAAGCAATGTGCGATTATGCTGCAGAATGTTTGAAAGAGCATCCACACGAGAAATGCGCAGATGCTCTTGATGATAATATGTGCCTACTTGAGGCAGTTGTTGCTGAAGCAGAGGCTCTTCTTCAATAGTTGGAATTAATCATCTATAAAAACAGCGTCTTGGATATTGCTTGATATATCACTCAATACACCAATATTTAAACGCTTAATGTATTTTCCAAGATCTTGATAAGTGATGTCAAATGACTTTTTGTGTACCTCGACCTTTTCCGTGTTCCCTAATCTTTCGGCAACTTGCTCATAAGGTTCGTGGTCTGAAGCTCTTTCGACCAGATATGCCGAAACTGTTAGTGGGTACTCTCCTATTGTTTCTCCATCCAAAAACTCAAGACCCAGCAGAAACCACCCGTGAAGGTCAATACCATTATCTTCACACATTCTCCACAAAAAATCATTCATGTGTCCGTCAATTGCAGCAATACCCTTCATGTCATTGTACTGCGTACCAATTTCATTTTTGAGAAGACTAAAATTGAAATCTTTCATTGTTATATAGAATTTAGTTAATAATTATATAGTTTGTTTTTTCTTATTCGAGATTTACGTGCCCTATAACGAGTGCGATACCAGTTATTTCTTCCTTGGGTATATCGAAAGGAGGATATTGGGTGTTCTCGCTTACTGCAGAGAGCGAGTTTGTTGTAGTACCTGGCATTAGTCGTTTGATGAGTAGTCCTTGTTCACGTGTTGCAATGACATGTGGTCGATTCCATTGTATGAAACCTGAGTTATGTATGATAGTACAGCCAACGATATCACCAGCATTGTATTTAGGTTGCATAGAGTCGCCTGTTACTTCAATCATGAAGTCTACACGTTGTCTTTTCCATTTGGGAATGACATAATATTCTTTTACGTCGCTCTTAGCTATAACAAAGTCTGCACTTCCGAAACCAGCAGCAACCTTTGGCGTTACTAAAGGGATCAACTCTTGTGTGGAGTGTAGTGGGTCAAGGCATCGGAATGCCTCAGGAAGTCTATCTTTTGCTGTTAGCGTGCTCGGTTGCGTTGTTACGTGTGGCTCTTGTGTTGTGGCCTTGAGCATGGCTCCTTTACCTGTGAGGAGCCATTCTGGAGAAATATTTACGCACTTCGCGTAAACAATATCAATATCAAAGGTGTTTCGGCTAATCCATGTATTAACAGCCTGTGGAGACACCCCAATCATACGAGCAAATTCAGACTTATTACCACCTGAATAATGGTCTATGAGTCTTAATATTCTATCTTTTTTCTCCATAATTAAACATTTTGCGTAAAATAATTGCTCAAATATTTGTTTTATTTATGCAAAGTGTTTATCTTTGCAGCGTGTTAAGTTTATTAACAGCGTCCAAAGATACGAAAAAGGGGCGTAATTTGCAAACTTTAAAGATTAAAGAATATGAATGGGAATCTTTTCGACAGAGTTAATAACGAAAAATTAGATATGCTGCATGAGGCATTAAGCAAGGTAATCAGTGATATGCGATTACAAGGCAATGAAACCTGTTTCCATGACGAGGCGTATTGGGTATGCCATTCAATTAGGAATATGGTTTTTGCATCGCTCTGTCGACAGGAGAGAAATAAAGGTAATAAGATTGTAGGATAACAAAGCGGGCAGCACGGATTGCCAGGTCGCCTCCGCAGGGTTCGACTCCCTGTGCCCGCCCTTTAAGAACAACAATTAAAAAGCAACAGATATATGGAAAAGCAGATTTTTGTGAATGAGAAAGCCAAGGCACACCTTCGCAAGGTGTTCAACTGTACGGGTGTGATGGTGTGGAAAGCCTTGAAATTCAAAAGTGACAGCGACCTTGCAAGGAAAATTCGCTTCACAGCGTTACAACAACTTAATGGAATAGCGAATTGGACTCCAGAAGAGGTGGAGACTACACACGAAGAAACCGAGCGAACAATGACGCAACACTTCAGCGCACGTGTGAAGCTGGTGTATGACCGCACGGACGGCAGTGCGCATATACTGGTTGATGGAAAAGAGGAACGCGTTGAGCAGCCTTCTGACATACCTGGCTTTATGGAGTTGCAGAACGAGGTTGAAATGATAGCTATGAGTTTGTAATCTAAACGGGATGGAATACTTCAATAAGATATTGTGCGTAACCTACGCGGAACTGACTGAAGGTAGCAAACCTATCGTTACAGGTGGGACACTACTGAAGAATGTTACCCGTGGAAATATTGTCAGCGTACACCGTGGAGGTGGCGAGGGCGGTCAGGCACTCTACGCATGGAGTTCCATTCCTCAGAAATACAAGGAGCGGTATATGGAGCGATACGGCGACCCAGAGCAGCGTATGAAGGAAGCAATGATGCGTGACCGCATCAAGCTTGATGGAGAGGCACGTGAGTTCTTTGAAAACTTCACCTACGAGAAAAACGGCAAGCTGGAACATCTGACAGAGAAACTCATTGAAGAGTACACCATTAATGCGAGTGTTCTGAAAGAACTGTTGAAAATGATGGCACAGCGTAGAGCTATCCGTCAGAGTCTGAATGGCAGTATGGGTGGAGCTTGGGAAGTAATCTATCAGAGTTCTGAAGCTATGCGCGAAGAGTATCAGCACACCCTTCCACAGAATGAAGCACGACTGAAGGCAAAGATTAAGGCTTTCAAGGCAGATGGTTACAAGAGCCTTATCAGCGGTAAGGTTGGAAACAAGAACACGCAGAAGATTACTGACGAGTTCGGACAGCTACTCATCGCACTGAAGCGTTGCAGAGTTCCAGTCTACACCGATGCGCAGCTCTTTGAAGAGGCAAACCGCCAGGCAGAAACAAATGGCTGGAAACCACTGAAAAGCCTTAGCGGTATGAAGCGATGGCTGAACAGTGCTGCGATTATGCCACTATGGTACGATGCTGTGCATGGTGAGCAGGCAGCACGACAGAAGTTCGGACGCAAGCACCGCACGGCACTGCCAACGAAGCGTGATGCACTGTGGTATGGCGACGGTACAAAGCTTAACCTCTACTACCAGGACGAGAACGGAAAGGTGCGTACAACACAGGTCTATGTCGTCATTGATGCGATGAGTGAGGTGATGCTTGGTTGGCACATCAGCGACAGTGAGGATTACGAGGCGCAATATCTCGCTTACCGCATGGCAATCCAGACCAGCAAGCACAAGCCTTACGAGATTGTTCACGACAACCAGGGTGGGCACAAGAAGCTGGACGCCGACGGATTATTCAGTAAGCTTTGCCACGTGCATAGAACGACACAACCATATAATGGTGAATCAAAGACCATTGAGGCAGTGTTCGGCCGATTCCAACAACAAGTGCTGCATAAGGATTGGCGTTTCACAGGTCAGAACATTACGGCAAAGAAGATGTCGAGCCGTCCGAACCTTGAATTTATTGAGGAGAACAAGGATTCACTCTATACACTTGAGGAGCTGAAAGATGCTTACACAAAGGCTACTAAGGAGTGGAACGAAATGCAACACCCTGCATACGGCAAGAGCCGTCAGGAAGCCTACGACAATAGCGTGAATGAGGAGACACAGCAAGTTACAGCACACGATATGGTGGATATGTTCTGGGTAACGGCTAAGCGTATGAGCACCTTCACCGACCAGGGCATAAGCGTAACGATTAAGAAGGAGAAGCGACAATACGAGGTAATGAGTGAACCGGGTATGCCAGACCACGAGTGGCGTAGACAGCACACTTACGAGCGGTTCGTAGTCAAGTACGATCCTTACGACTTCGGAAGCGTTCGGCTCTATAAGAAAGAAGCTGATGGTAGTCTGCGCTTTGAAAGAGTAGCAGAACCATACGTTGTGATTCATCGTGCCATACAAGATCAGACAGAAGGCGAAGCTGCATTCATCAGACAGGAACAGGCTGCGAACACTACTGACCGTATTGAGCGCACCGTTGCTGGACGTGAGATTGAAAAGGCTCACGGCGTAATGCCAGAGCAGCACGGTCTGCGTAGTCCAAAGCCTAAGGGAATGACAGCAGCTGAACGCAGGCAGATAGAACGCCGTACAGGTATCTATAGCAAGTCGCCTGAAGAGTATAAGATTGGAAGAAAGACAAAGCAAGTAAGCCTTGAGGATTGGTCAGCGGTTGAGACAACTGTGGTTGATATGGCTTCAGTAGCTGGAAAGCTTTAATAAGAAAGTAAAATATTTAAAAGAACAATATTTATGAAACTGACAAAGAACGAAAAAGGACAGATACAAGAGTACTTGAGACAATACGTCAGCAAGTATCCAAGTCAGAACAAGGCTGCACAGAGCCTCATGGGAACGAGCAGCGCAACGGTGAGCAGCATTCTGCAAGGTAAGTGGGAGAACATTTCGGACGATATGTGGCGCAACCTCGCTTCACAGTTGGGCACCACGGCAGGGACAGGCTGGCAGGTAGTTGAAACGAAAGCCTTTCAGGAAATGACACTCGTCATGAAAGATGCCCAAGCCGTGAAGAATGTCACATGGATAGTGGGAGAAGCAGGCTGTGGAAAGACAACCACAGCTAAGCTATACGCCAGCGAACACAATGAGGTGTTTTATATCCTCTGCTCAGAAGATATGAAGAAAAGCGACTTCATCCGTGAGATTGCACGACGTATAGGTCAGCGTACAGAAGGTTACAGCATCAGAGAGCTGCTCGACAGAATCATTGACGATCTTATTCAGATGGAAGCACCACTGCTTCTTTTTGACGAGGCGGACAAGTTGCCGGAGAGAGTGTTCCACTATTTTATTGACCTTTACAACCGACTGGAGGACAAGTGCGGTATCGTCTTCTTCTCTACAAGCTATATCAAGCGTCGTATGACAATGGGACTGCGATACAACAAGTGTGGATATAACGAGATACACTCGCGTATCGGTCGCAAATTCTTTGAGTTGGAGCGTACAGGAACTCATGATGTCTATGCGGTTTGTATGGCAAATGGCGTAACAGATAAAGCACGCATATCGGAAGTAGTGAAAGACTCTGAAGAATACGAGTTCGACTTGCGCAGAGTAAAGAAGAGCATTCACAGAGTGAAGTTAATGGCTGCTCAAACAGCGGTAAAACAACATTCAAATAACGTTCAAACCTCAAAACAATGAATAGAGCAATGTCAGTAACCGATATGCTACGTATGAAGAAAAAAACTTATCCATTTGAAGGCGACTGGGCAGATGCTTTCGGAGCACCGGAGCGAGGAGGTGTATGGTTCATCTGGGGACGAAGCGGAAGCGGTAAGACCAGCTTTACGATGAAGCTCTGCAAAGAGTTGGCAAAGTACGGAAAGGTTGCCTACAATTCCTTAGAGGAAGGTTTCTCTCTGACAATGAAGAATGCGCTTATGAAAGCAGGTATGCAAGACGTTGCACGGCGGTTTATCCTCATCAGTGAGAGTATGGAAGACCTTGATGCACGTCTCAAGAAGCGCAAAAGCCCAGACATCGTGGTCATTGACAGCTTTCAATATACACAGATGAGCTTTAAGGAGTATCAGAAGTTTAAGGCGCAACATCGTGATAAGCTTCTTATCTTCATCAGTCAGGCAGAAGGAAACAAACCTTCAGGACGTACAGCCGTGAGCGTTATGTTTGATGCTGCACTGAAGATATGGGTGGAGGGCTACAGAGCTATCAGTAAAGGACGCTATTTTGGTAATCTTGGTTATTACACGATATGGGAGGAAAGAGCCAAGGCATATTGGGGTGAATGAAAAGTAAATAATATTCAATTGAAATAATATGAAAAGAACAGCAAACGATGGCAGTTTCAAGAAAGGGAATGTGCCGTACAATAAGGGAACAAACATATCCTCACGAAAGCATCATACACGGAAAGGTGTGCAGGGGTTCTTGAAGCGGGCGGTACTTATGATAGCGCAGGACGGAAGTGTCGTCCGAGAGTTTGAGAGCGTGGCTGAATGTCAGAAATATTTGGGATTAAAAGACCGCCATTCCATATCATACGCCATAAAAAAACAGCAGCTGTGCGCTGGACATAAATTGTTGTATGAAGATGACTGGTCTCCTTTGGGAGATTACAGGTGGCGGCCGACAATAGGAAGGAATATTGACGGCTCCCTGAAAAAAGGACACCCTTGGTCTTCGCTTTATAATTCAAGAATGAGCGAGGAAATGAAACAGAAAAGGCGAAAGGCATCGAGCGAGCAAAGCAAGCGTATGGCAGACGACCCGAACAGCAAATGGGGAAAAGGCGTTCAGAAGCCTATCTTATGCATAACTACCGGTATCAGGTATGAATCCATCAAGCAAGCTTCCAGCCAGTTGAATATTCCTGCGAACTATATCAGTGCGGCCATATTGAGGTTTGGAACGACAAAAGGCTTGAAATTTAGAAATATTTAAAGTGTTTAATGGTATGGCAAGTAAGCGAGACAACCTACTCTATCGGTTACGGAAGAAAGGTGTGAGAGTGATAACACGTGAGCGCACAATCTTTTTTCCATACGATGGTGAGCCTTTCAAGACAATACAGGTGAAACGCCTGTGCAAGGAATTTCACTTCTACGTACAATTAGAAATACAATAGGATATGAGTAGAGAAAAAAGAATTGTGGAAATAACGCCAGGGCGAATGATCCCAGGTGGTCGAATGACAGAGTGCCTCGAAAGCCAAGGACATAGTTGCCCATATTGTCAAGGAAATGGGTACCACTGGCAAGAGGACGAGTATCAAGAGCGGTATAAAAAGGAATGCCCGATATGCAAAGGCAGCGGTAAGCTCAATGCCGTTGTAACTATTGAGTGGAAAGTAAAAGAGTAATATATGGACGTTTTAAGTTACAAGTCGATAATTCCGAACGATAAGCCCGACTGGCTGCTTCGATTGCAAATGGAAATCAGTCAATCCTATGCGTTGAGAGGTATGGAAGACACTCCCGAAGAGTGGCAAGAGTTGAAGGGTTTCATAGATGATTTTATCAACAAGCTCTACGTTCGCAAAGACGTAAGAATAAGAAGCGAGATAACCTCCTATCTTATGAAAGAAGATGGGCAGACGCAGCTTCTTATCAAGAGAAATGGCAAATTACTTCAGAGTTATTACATTAAAAAATAGAAAAATATGAAAATCTTAGATGAAATTAAAAAGCGATTGCAGGTATGGCACGAACAGCGTGCTGCAAGTATTGAATACAATCGTCAGACACAACTCGACGCAGAGGCACGCGAAGCCGTGCAGATAATGGAGTTTAACGGGAGAGTCTATGTGAGCGTCAACGGTATTCCTATGTTTGACATCGATGATGTTAGTGGAAGCATGATAGATATTGTAACGAAAGCCCGTCAGAATTATAAAGATTGGAAAGAAGAGAAATTATGGGAGAAGAAAGGAGCTATGCAAGGTTTTATACCTTGCTAAAAAAGATGCCAGGCGCAGACAAGGAGACACTGGTGTATCAGTTCACTCAAGGTAGAACAGTTCACCTGCGTCAGATGTCAGCAGCAGAGTATGACAGTATGTGCCGGCAGATGGAAAATATAGTGGGTTATGATGAGCGTAGGGTTGCTTATCAAAGAGAATTGCGACGAGCGCGGAGTAGCGTACTTCACCAGTTTCAAGTATATGGAATAGACACCACTGAATGGACGCATGTAGATGCTTTTTGCAAAGATACTCGCATAGCCGGCAAACGATTCAGAGAATTAGATGTTGAAGAACTCAACAGTCTGAATACCAAAATGAGAATAATAATCAGAAAACAAAAGAACAAAACAAAGTAATATGAACACGACAGTAAACATTCAAAATTTAAGTAAGGAAGAGCGGGCTAAATTGCTTGCAGAGTTGCAGAATGAAGAAAATCAAACGCGCATTGCACGCAGGGAAACCTATGAGGCGTTGCGTGCTGAATTCATTCACAATGTCGATGAGCGTCTGCAGCAGGTTGTAACTGACGTCCGTTGCTTCCATGACTGGTTGCAGGGTGAAGTAGAGGGCTTTGTAAGCATCATGAAAGACTATGGGCAGGTGCGAAACAGCGAACAGCGCAGCTATACAGTAACCGATGGCGATTTTCGCCTGGAGATAGCGAGCAACAAAGTGAAAGGCTTTGATGAGCGCGCCGACCTTGCTGCAGAGCGGCTTATCGACTATTTGAAGCGTTACATGAAAAAAAGTGAAAAAGGCTCTGACGATCCTATGTATCAGATGGCGATGACATTGCTGGAGCGTAACAAGGCTGGCGACCTTGATTACAAGAGCATTTCCAAGCTCTACGACTTGGAAGCAAAATTCGATGGTGAATACTCCGAAATCATGAACCTCTTCAAAGAAGCCAATGTGGTGCAGAAGAACGCCGTAAACTACTACTTCTCGAAAAAGAACCCCAAAACGAACGTATGGGACCGCATAGAGCCGAGCTTCTGCAGGCTGTGATACCCAATCGCTCTTTAAGAGAAGAAAACTAAAAAAAACGCCCGCTGCTGTGTGCGAACACACAATTGGGTGTTTTTTTTATTGATAATTGATAGAAAAACATGTAATTTCTTGCAAATAAGCTGATTAATTGCTACTTTTGCAAATATGGGGAAAGGAAGAGATAAAGGACTGATAGAACTGCGCGACGAAGCCTTGTGCCGTCGTTACTATTATTGGACGGAGGAGAAACGCCTCCGTTTTGATGATGCCCTTCGCGTCCTGTCGAGACAGGAGTTCTTTATCAGTGAAGAACGCATCATGAGTATCATTCGTCGCAAGTGCAGTGAGATAAAAGATATTCAAGTGCGCCCGGTTCCTAAAGTCAGAATGCCACACCTTACGGCGAAACAGTTGGAGCTCTTTTCAGAAGTGGAAAGGTAAAAGGCTACAGAAGCCTTTTACCTTTTTTATAAGGCTGCAGAACCATCGTGCAGTTCAAATTGAAATACGTATTCATATACCTTTATCATTCCAGGCAGTGAATAACATCTTGTCTTCGTTCGGAACATTGCTCCCATATTGTCGCTATGGCGGGAGCACTGAAGTGTCGTATACAGGCGATTTGCCATCTGCAGCCGTTCCGCCACCTTTGCGGTTGTTCCAGAACCGATGTGCGTATCATCGTAGCAGTCGATGGCAAGACGGGCGGTAAGCGTAACCATGCCCTTTTGTGTGCCCATGCCGATTTCCTCCCAGTCTGCCTCCATGTTGCCAATAAGTGCACAGGGGAAAGTTACAGGGTATGTGTCCTCGGCTGTTTCCAGTTGCCCGTAGTCCTCGTCTACGAGCGAAAGTTCAGGCATCTCATCATTGATGAGCTTGAGGATAGATGTGAAAATTTCTTCCATTTGCTATAAATCTAAAGTGTTCATGATCTCCTGTTCTATTTTCTCGTTTATGCGTTGCTTCAATTCGGCACTCTCACCGATAAACTGACGCTTGGGAATTTTTACGGAAAGTCTTGTCTTTCGGGTAAGTGCAAGATTGCGCCAAAATTCAGCCTGCGGAGATACTGACTGAGCAGGACTTCTCTTCTTCCTTTTTTGTCCCCTCGAGGACTTGTAATACATATACCATGCAAAACGGCGCATCTTTGGCGTTATCGTAGGACTGACCGTTCCTCCTTGGTTATGCACGGCTGCATAAGGCAAATCGTTGGAGACGGTTACACGGTAGTCTCCTGGCACGTACTTGACAGAACCGAACAGGTGGTTGCGCCCGGAAAGCAACGGGTTATAGGAAGCCGCTGCTGAAGCAGAACCAGACAGTTGTCGCTTTGTTGTCGGCCACTTATGCAAGCCACGATTAACGAATCCCCCCTTGCGGAAGTTATCCTGGTAATGGTCTTTCGCCATACGCCCAACCTTGATAGGAAGCTGCCGTCGCATGAGCTGCTCAATCTCCCTACTTTGTCTTTTTATGAGCTCTGAGAAAACTTTTATGTCCATTTGCTTGTTTTTTTTAAAAATAAGTTGTATATTTGCAACAGCTTCATAAAGAAGTTAGCATGTGCTACGGCACGTTGCATCGCGGAGGGACTCAGTTTCCTCCGTTGTTTTTATAGAAAGTACCATCTTTATAGAATAATCTCACGTTTCCTTTTTCGTAAATCCATACTTCTTCTATGGACTGTTTGGGTAAATGAATCCGCGCCATTATCTGCTTTCTTATAAAACGTTCCGAACACCCTTTGGTATTATCAATTATAATACGAGAAGACTGGTCAAGACCATGGGACAACATACGTCCTACCTTCTTCTTGTTCCATGGTTTTATGAAACCTTCATACTCATAGAAAACTCCGTCTACTTGAAAATCAGGACACTTTCTCTCGTATCGCGTACCAATGAGCGAACCGTATATACTTCGATACTCTTCGGACTTATGATGTAGCCGTGGAGTTATCCTCACCGTCTTACCTTCTTTTGCGAAAATTCTTGCTATGGTCAATATTGCCTTGTAGTCATTTTTGTCTTTATCTGCATCGGAATGGATATAAAGCGTTCCTCCGTTTGGGTACTTTCGCTCCAGCTTGAAACCATCTGTGCCAAGCCTGTCGATACATTTATCAATATACGGACAGGTATAACAGTCCTTCACCCTGTTTGTGAATAGATTCTTTAACCTGTTCTTTAGGTTAGGGCGATAGAAGTCGCAATCCTGGCACGATTTCGGGAAGTACGGGTGGTCGTCTGAGAAAGTCTCGCCTGTCATGCCTGGATTCCCCGTCAGTCCCGCTTGTGGTTGTGAAACCTCGTCGTTGTCGGGCACAGGCGTAACAGGCTCGTCTGTACTTGACAGGCTGCACTTGCAGTTCCATCGGTCGCCTGGTCGATGCTCGTTCCAAAATTTATCATTAACAGGTCGAATGACTCCCCAATAATGGCGGTGGTCTTCGCCAGGGTGCAAGCTTGTCGATGGCATCCACTTGAGGTTAGGCAGCACATCGCTCTCGCGCTGGAACTGTTGCCAGTCGGCAGCCTGATGCGCACGGAGCACCGCCGTGTCATATTCTGTCTTCAACCATGCGCCACACTGATGCGACGTTATCGGCAGAACATCTTTCAACCACTGTTTGAACGGCTTTAAATTGCCGTTTGAATCCATCAGACGAGCAACCATGTCGTTCTGCATGCGATGCACCTTGAATGCCGAGAACACATCGTTGCTGTGGCGTAGCTGCTGTTGGAAGTCCCTGTCGTGGTCAGAGGCAGCGAAAGCCCCATCTGTCGCTTTGTTGAACACATCCCGCAGTGCTTCAAAAAGGTGTGGCTCAATACCGGTATCAATATTGAACTTCTTCTTGTAGATGTTTTCAAGTGCCTTCCTTAATACGCTTTCGCTGATTTCCATATCAGCAAAAGGTGCGTCGTCAGCATCGAAATAGGTATGATTGACTACCAGTCTAAATGAGCCCCGCCCTTCGGGGCTTTCACGAAAAAAGAGCGGAAGCGGTTCTTAAGTCTTGTTTTTTGTGATTTGTTATTATGAGTCTCCTTTTTCCTCCCTTTTGCCTTCTTCTGCTGCAAGGTATTCTCACGCACTTTCTTTTCTTCCAACTGTTGTTTTTTCTGCTGGTCATAGTTCTTTGGCTTTTCAATGCCAAATTCCTCGTAGAGGTAGTCATCATCAACAGGGAGAGAAAATGTCGTGTGAAGGCGCGTAAGAATGTTCACTTTCATATTAGGGTCAGTATCTTTTTTCTCAGGGAAACAGAACTTGCCACCAGCAGTGTTAATACCCATGTGCGCAAAGATGTCAGCCATGTCATAGTTCAGCACGTTGAGGACGAATTCCCTATCCGCCTTTGCTACGGCTTCTTCCACTTTCTTGTGCACGGTACCAAGTGCTTGTGTGCCCTTTGCAGATGCCTCCGTGGTTAATGTGTTGCCAAGAATGAGCTTGGAGATTTCACTGTTGCAGCGTTCTATGAAACGGTCGTAGACTTCCGCCGAGCCCGTCTTGTTTCCCGCCTCACGCAGCTGCAGTTCCGTGTCCTTCCCATGGATAAAGGTGGCAAGCGAACCGATGGAATTTGCATCTTGAAGGGCACGTGCACGCGCATCTTCGTCATCCGTCTCATAAGTGTATTCCTGTATGGGCATACCGAACACCTCCGAGAACTGTGCCCAGTCGGCAGTCGTGTTACGCTTGTAGATAACCCATGGTGCAGCCCTTGCAAGCAGTCCAAGGTCAGTGCTGCCGCCGATGAAGAGCAAGTCTTCAAATTCCTCCCACGATGTTCCCATCAGATCCGTCTGTCTGGTGAGGATGAGCTTGCGGACAGGCTCCACGTGCTTACGCGGCACAAGGTCGTAGTCCACCCACTCGCCCTTTTTGTAGAACTGCATCAATGAAAAACCCCAGAAGCGCGCATCAAGTATATCGGCCACACAGCGATAGAACCATGGCGAAAACAACTGCTCATTGATTTCCTCGTCGGGCTTTCCGTTGCGATGGAACTCAATGCTTGAGCTTAAAACTGCGTTCTTTCGCTTGTCAATGACGCTTGACAAGTGAGCATCAAGCAAAATGTCATTGTAGAGGTCGTAGAGTTTTGCCCGCTGCGTGTAATCAACGTTCTCTGCAGCCTTGACAGCCGTCATGAAGTCAGCAGTGTCTATGTTGAATCGCTTTGGCTGTGTCAGCCTGATAATGGCTGGCTGTCGTTGTCCGGGGCGTGGCATATTGCCACTGATGGTTATGCGTGTATTCTTCTTCTTTGCCATGATTATAATCTGTTTTCTCTTTTTCTGTTACTTTTGAACATGAGTGCTGCCTTTGCTGCCCTCTCGTCTTCAGGCAGGAGCGGTACGCCATCAATGGATATTTCTTCCTTGGACACCGCCTTCATCCATTCCACGGCTCTTTCATATCGGTCTTTACGCACCTGCGAAAGTTTCATGGGATTGTGGATGCAGAAGATGTGATAGACGGCAATATCAATGGCCATCATCAAAACAAGCTGGTTGCGCTCATTGCCTGTTGCCGCGAAGATGGCGTTACAGTCATAGCGTTTATACAGATAGCTTCGCATTTCGGCTATCGCCCTGTCTTCGCAAATTTCAACGAGTGTCTCATCATCTCTTACAAGCGCATCAAGTATCTCGCGGTGAACGCTTGCATCGTAGTCTTTTATGTCTATAAACTGGCTCATATCCTGTGTCTGTTTTTTGTTCTTATACTTTTTCTTGATTGTATCAGTGGACGGTCTGCCCGTTGGGCGGTCTGGTCAATCTTTCTGTTACCACCCTCTACGGCATCAGGTCCGTCGGCTGGATATTTCAAGGAGAGCGTGAACAGCTTGAATTGGTCTTCAAGTTCCTTCATGTGAGGGTTGTCCTGTTCCTCCTCGTTAAGGATCAGGTTGCCTTCACGGTTCATGGGTTCGAGGTTCGCCTCGATACGCGTGCCCTTGTCCGTCTTCTTTTCCTCGTCCCCCTGAATGTAAAGCGTGATGTCCTTTTCCTTGCGAACCTTACGGACGAGTGGTCGGAATACCTGCTGGAAGAATGGATCCTGCAGCTTGTTGTTCTCCATCCAGCAGTAGACGGTGCTGCGCCCTGCCACGTATTCAAGCAGCTGGACATACCAGTCGATGAATTCAGCATTGAGTGCCTGTGCAAGGCGCGCCTTTATTACATAGAGCTTGCCGTCTCTTTTCCCTAAGAGCATAACCGCCTTGAAGGACTTGCCCTTCTTGCCACGGCTCTCTCCCGGCGCAGGGTCTCCATAGATGACAAGAAACTTGAACTTGGACAGCGCAGGCACTTTGCCATAGACAACCTGCTTGAATATCTCACCTTCTGAAATAGGGTTGTTGAAATATTCGTGCTGCTGCGAAAGCGTGGAAATCTTAGACAATGTGCGGTCTATGTGCTCTTCCGTATTTTTCTCCGGCCAGGTGCTCTTGCCGCTTTTATCGCGTATATTGACTATGTCCCAATGGTCGGCCATCTCACCGGCACGGGTGATGCAACAATCCTTGGCAATGATGTTGCCACAGAAAATCACCAATGTCGGTTCTGAGGTGGAGCGGGTTGGATAAAGTGCTTGTTCCCACCATTCCCACCGTTTCTGAATGGTGTCAGGGTTCTTTGTATCCTCGTCAGTGTCGAAATCGTCAATGAGCAGCACATCGGGGCGTATGGCTTCGTTACGGGAGCCACGGGGAGACTGCCCTGCACCGATGCCGCGAAAGGCCACGCCACCCTTTGTAATGAACTCGTCTTCCGTCCACGCCCCAATCGTTTGCTGCTTTCCATAATAGGCAATGATACGCCCATTGGCCTCAAGGTTTCCCCTGTAAGGGTCAAGCAGGCGGACAGCATTGTCCTTGCTGTTGGAGGTGAGAATGACATTGCGTTTCTTTCCTGTCAATGTGAGATACATGACGACAAACATCGTGATGGTAGACTTCGCAAGCTCGCGCGACCATGAAATGACTTCATACCATTCGTCATGCGCTATCAGACGGCGGATAGCCCGTTTCTGAAAGTCGGCAAATTCATATTTGGCATAGTTCGGAAAGAAGTATTGTATCCATTCTATTGGGTGCGCCTCAAGATATATACGATGCTTCTCTCGTTCCGCCACGCTCATCTCCTTGTCAACAGGGGTTGAGCGCATAATGTCCTGACAGTATTTCTCCCAATCAAGTAAGGCGTTTCTGTCTATTTGCTTCATATCCTTATTTCAATTATAGAAGTGACTTAATAAAAGCGTCAGAGAGCTGAGTAAGCTCTTTCGCTTTGCCAAGGTCTATGGGACGTAGGAACTCTATGAACTTGGTCTGCACACTGATGACATCGGCAATGCCGACATCAGTCTCCATCTTCCGGATAGCAGCTGACAGCTTGCCGAGAATGTCCGCCTCGGCGTTGCTTGCGAAGCGTTCTCCCTCTGGTTTCTCGGCTATCTTCCTGTTTATCTCGGCTACCTGGCGGTAGAGGTTCGCCACCTGTTCCTCACGTGTCAGCGTGAGTCCGACTTTCTGCTCCTCCCATTTGCCATCGGCTATCCATCGGTTGACGGAGACACGGGATACTCCAACGCGGTCGGCGATTTCCTGCTGCGTGAGATTCTCTTTCAGATAGAGCGTCTTTGCCCATTCCTTTTTCTGTGTATTGCTTAAATTGTTTGCCATTTTCACCAAATTATAATGCAAAGGTGAGGTGTTTTAATGATGTTTGCAAATCTATTCCGTATGATACAACTTTATGCCATAACTATTTGATTGTAAGTTGTGTATGATAAAATAGCGGTTTGCAAAATTGCGGAAAATCTTCCACCTTTGCATCAAAAATCGAAATAACGAAATTTGGAAATGAAACGATTCTTTAATATCATTCCTGGCTCAGATACCTGCTGTGTCCTTCTATATGGCGACATCGGTGATAGCTATAGCACCATCACCAGCAGTCAGATAACACGCGAGCTGATGGAGGCGGAGGTGACCTATAAGAATATAGACGTCCGCATCAATAGTATAGGAGGCGAAGTCTATGCAGGCATTGCCATTTTCAATGCCCTGCGGGCAAGCAAGGCGAATATTACGATATACGTCGATGGCGTAGCAGCTTCCATGGCAAGCGTGATAGCGTTATGCGGCAAGCCCGTGTACATGAGCCGTTATGCGCGACTGATGCTTCACAGCGTCAGTGGTGCCTGCTATGGCAACACCAAGGATATGAAAGAAATGATGGAGCAGATGGAAAGCCTTGAAGATACCCTCTGCGACATGTATGCCGATAAACTGGGCAAGGACAAGGAGAGCATCAAGGCTGCTTATTTCGATGGTGATGACCATTGGCTGACCGCAGAAGAAGCCCAAGCTCTCGGCTTCATTGATGGTATATACGATGCAGAGCCTGTCCCTGAAGAAAGCACCCCCGAGCAAATTTACGCAATATTCAATAACAGGCTCAATGAGCCACAAAACAGTTTAAATATGAATTTAGAAGAGTTGAAAAAACGTCCGCAGTTCAAGGACTGTGCGACAGATTCCGAGATACTGGCACGTTTGGGTCAGTTGGAGGCAAAGGCAGGCAAGGTGAGCGCACTTGAACAGGAGAACACCACCCTGAAGGCGAAGGTACAGACATTCGAGCAGGCTGCCGAAGCAGAGGCAGCAGCCAATCGCAAGACGCTGCTTGACGCTGCCGAGCAGGACGGCCGTATCAATGCCGAGACACGCTCTGTTTACGAGAACCTGCTGAAGGAACACCCCGAAGATGGCAAGAAGGCGCTTGCGGCGTTACCTATCAAGAAAATGGTCAAGAACACGCTGCCAGGCGGTCAGCCATCCGAAGAAAGTCCTTGGCAGCAGCGTCAGCGTGAGATTAGAGACAAATTTCACGGAAAGCTGTAGACACCTTGAGAGATAAACAATTAACAAGATAAACGACAATGGCAATTAACATCAAAAATTCCAACTACAATGGTGAGGTGCTGGAGCAGCTCCTCACTGTTGCGACAACTAACAACGAAATTGTTAGCAAGGGGCTTATCCACGTAATCCCAAACGTGTCGAAGAAAATTTCCATTCCGCGTCTGCGGACAAGCAAGATGCTCCAACAGGATAAAGAAGACCCCCAAGTGAGTGATAGCAAAGGTGGATTCGACTACTCTGAAAAGGCTCTTGAACCAGAGAGTTTCATGGCGTTCACCGTGTTCAATCCACGTACGTTTGAGAGCATCTGGAGACCATTCCAGCCAAAAGGAGATCTCGTATTTGCAGAACTGCCGCCAAACGTGCAGAACCAGTTGCTCGATGCGCTTTCCAAGCAGGTTCAGTTCGAACTCGGCTTCCACTATGTGAACGGCGAGGCTGGCAGTGACGACGACCACCTGTTCAATGGTATTTTGACACAGGCAGTAAAGGATACAGACGTCATCGTAGCCAAGACCGATTCAGCTAAGCAAGTCGAGCGTCTGGCAGCAGTCCGCAAGGCGATTCCAGTCGCAATCCGAGAGAATCCGAACTTACGCATCCTGATGAGTGTAAACGATTTCGACAAGTATGATGATGAGTTGACCTCTCGTGAGTACAAGAATCGTGATGAGACGACACGTAACATCAAGCGTTACAAAGATATCCAGATTGAGACTCTTTCGGCATGGCCTGATGACCTCATCGTTGCTACACTCTGTAGCCCCGATGCCATGACATCTAACCTGTTCGCAGCCGTGAACTTGCAAGACGATGAACATGTCATCAAAATAGACCGCGTAAGCAACATGAGCGAGCTGTACTTCTTCAAGATGCTGATGAAGGCTGACACCAATATCGCATTTGGTGAAGAATTCGTTGCGCTTGACAAACGTACATCGCCGAAGTTCCTTCCTCGCGGGTAAAAAAGTACAAACATTACATAACTATTTAAAACGATAAAAAAATGGGAAAGAAGACAGAAGAAAAAGAGGGAAAGGTAACCATCAAGGTAACAGAAGATTTCCTCGACAAGTTTGACAATGCTATCCGCTATGAGACGGGTAAAGTGCTGGAGTTTGATGCAGAGCGCGCCGAGGACGTCGTGAAACGCGGCCTGGCAGAGTTTGTAGAACCTGAACTGCCACAAGGCTAATGAGCTACCCAATGAAATTCCTTGTAATCCACTGCACAGCCACTCCCGACGGCCGTGAGGTGACCTCTGACGAAATACGTGCATGGCACACCAACGCCAAGAGCAAAGGTGGCCGTGGCTGGAAGCAGGTGGGTTACACGGACATGATACATTTGGACGGCCGCATAGAGCGGCTGGTAGCCAACAATGAAGATGCAAACGTTGACCCGTGGGAAGTCACCAATGGTGCAGCAGGCTATAACAGCGTGAGTCGGCACATAGTGTATGTGGGTGGTTGCGACAAGGCAATGAATCCCAAGGATACACGTACTGCCGCCCAACGCGAGTCGCTGAAACGCTATGTCCAGGACTTCCACCGCCGCTTTCCGCAAATACGGATAGTCGGGCATCATCAGTTGAATTTGGGCAAGACATGCCCAAGCTTTGACGTCCCAACGTGGCTGCATCAAATTGGCATCAGGCAAGTTTAAATAACCAATCATAAGCAAAGAACAATGGCAGATACTATATTACAGATTCTGCAATGGGCAATTCCCTCAGGCGGTATCGGTGTTGCCATTGCATGGATTGCCAACCGCCGTCTCCGCACGGTGGAGGAGAAAAAGAAAGTAGAGGACACTTACAAGCAGATGTACGACATGGTGAGTAAGGAGCTTGTCGGTCTTCAACAACAAAATCAAGCAAATTATGAAAAAATCGAAGAACTGCAGAACGAGAACGGCAAGACCCGCCGTGCACTCCTTCGCCTGTCGAGGGCTATCGAGGCTATCCAGCTGTGTCCTCATCGGGCTGCTTGTCCTGTCAGCAGCGAGCTGTCGCTCGTCGAAGAAGCTGACACAGGAAAGCCGCGTCGAGCAAAGCATGGCAGAGGAGGTAGACAGCGAGGTGATGAACTTCAGCGAGACACGGATTCAGCCAGTGAAGGTGCCGATGTCATCAGTAAACCTGGATATCAACCTCGACTCCCTGCGCCTGTTACCCATCGGGGCGGGCTACACTGCGAGGAAGGGACAGGCACATGTGAAAGTGAGTCGTCGTCCACCGACGGCTGACGCCCCCGAACGGATAATCATCGAAGCCGGTTGTGACAGCCTTGAACTTGCCTGTGCAAGCCTTACAAAGACGGTCAGTGCTCTCAAAAAGCGTCTTGCCCGTCAGCAGTACAAGAACGAGAACAGGCGTGAGGAGCTAAAAGAAAAGGCCTCTTTCAATAGCGTTCAAACAGCGTTCAAATGGCTATTGACAGGCTTCCTGACGGGCTTGATACTATCAAAGATAAAAACGATCATTTCATTTATAAAACGAAAACTATATGGCAAATAAAGATTTTTTGTATGGCCTTAGCAAAATTACCTTTGCGGGTAAGGCTGTCGGCTATATTGAGAAGGACAGCTTTGAGTGGAACGGAAAAGCACCCGAAAGCGTCGATGTTGATGCAGAACAGGTGCCCGATGCTCCGGTACTGACACTGGTGCAGAAGAACGGTACCGTAGAGCCTAAATTCAACATGATACAGCTCAACTACGAGAATATGGCAGCCATGCTCGGCGGTAAGGCTACAGCCACAGGCTGGGAAGCACCAACAGCATTGCTGCAGCTCAGCGGCGAATGTATCATAGACACGCCAAGCGGCAAGCGCATCAAGATTCCTAACGCCGTGCTGCTGTCCAACCTCGGAGGCAAGCTGACATTGACGGAAGTATCCAAGATAGAGTGCCAGCTGAAGGTGATGAAGCCTGCCGACGGCAGTGCTCCTTACTCTATCAGTGATATCAGTGCGGGCTAAAAGGCGTAGGCTATGGATGAAAGAAAAGTCCAACAGGAGGCATCGGAAGCCCTGCTTGATGTGGGGGTGTCGGTGCCTCTGAAGCCTATCCGTCTGCCATTCCGCAAGAAACGGCTGTTGTTAAGACTGACAATGCGCCGCCCGAGGCTAAGCACGCAAATAAAGATAGCCCGCCTTTACTTAAGTTTAGGTGTAACCTATGCGGAGTTGGAGGCACTTGACAAAGATGGGCAGATGTGTTTTATTGCCGAGTATGGCAAGACTATTTCAGATATGGTAGCCTTGACGATGTGTGGCAAGTGGTGGAAGCCCGTGTGGCTCGTATCGTGGATACTGCGCCATTGGGTTGATAATCTCTACATGCAGGTGGCAATGATGAAGTTCGTCTTGCTGCTGGGCACGGAAAGTTTTACGAATATTATCAGATCAGCCGAGATGACGAATCCGATGAAGCTGAGACTGAGCCAAAAGAAGAAGGGGAGTTAGCGACTCAGTACGAGGGAAGTCATAGCCCCTTTGGTCTGATATGGCAGATAGCCAATGCAACGGGCTGGAGCCGGGAGTATATCTTGAACGGCGTGAACTATCAGACACTCATAATGATGTTGGCGGACGCTCCACGCTACATCAAGAAGAAAGAGAGCAAAAAAGAAAAAGAAGCAGCAGACAACGTTTTGGACTTCTTCCAAAGTAATCTCCAACCAGAATAAAATTCAAAGGCAAATGAAGGCAGTGGAAATCGAATTCTTGATGAAAGGCAACCTGAAGCAAGGCTTGCGGGAAGTCGGCGGTGAGGCAGATGTGCTTGACAGCCGCCTGCGTGGGCTGCGCAATACGGTTGGTGGTATCTTCGCTGTTGATAAGAGCGCAGAATACATTAAGAAAATTGTTGATGTTCGTGGAGAAATCGAAAGCCTTCAGATTTCCTTTGAGACCTTGGCGGGTAAGACAAAGGGAGACAAATTGTTTGGAGACATCAAGGAATTTGCCACCAGCACTCCCATGATGATGAATGACCTTGCCAAGGGTGCGCAGACACTGTTAGGTTTCAATATTGAGGCAGAGAAGGTGATGCCTATCCTCCGTCAGATCGGTGATATTTCCATGGGAGACTCTCAGAAATTCAATTCTCTCGTGCTTGCCTTTGCCCAGATGAGCTCTACGGGCAAACTTATGGGGCAGGATCTCCTGCAGATGATCAATGCCGGCTTCAACCCTCTTGTTGTCATAGCTGAAAAGACAGGCAAGAGCATAAGCGCATTGAAGGAGGAAATGTCAGATGGCAAGATAAGTGTCGAGATGGTTGCAGACGCCTTTGCTTCTGCCACGGGTGAAGGTGGCAAGTTCCATGGCATGCTCGAAAGGCAGAGCAAGGGAATGAAAGGTGCTGTCAGCAACCTCGAAGGAGCATGGCAGGATGCAATGAATGCCATGGGCGAAAGCAGTGAGGGTTTCTTGATGGAGGGCATTGAGCTTGCAACGTCAGCAGTCAAGAACTATGAGAAGCTGGGAGCGGCTATTTTCACAGTCATAGCTGCCTATGGTGAATATAAGGGTACGTTGATGGCTGTTCAGGCATTGCAGAACGTCATGAACAGGCAGAAGACCATCATAGAAGCTGACCGTGTGAACGAGCTGAAGGAACTTGTCGATAAGTACAAGAATGCGAATACCGATGCCATTAACAATGAGACAGCTGCCACACAGGCAAACACCGCAGCAAAGGCGGCAAGCAAGACGGCCATTGATGTAGAGGTGGCCGCCGTGGAAAATGAGCTGCGTGCGCACTTGGCAGCAGCTGAGATAAAGGCAGCTTCTGCTTTTGCCGAACATGAGTTTGCCAATCAGATGGTGGACGATGCCGTTCGTGGTGTCGCTGCTGCCCAGGAGAATTTGCAAGCTACCTTGAAAAGCGGTGATGCAAAGGCTATCGAAATCGCACAGGAGGAACTGAATACTGCCGTTAAGGAACGCAATACAGCAGAAGAAATACGAAACGCAGCTGCAAAGAACTCCACTGTTGCATACACGCACAAGCAGGCTGCAGCACAGCAACTGTCGACTTTCCAGACACAGGTGGACACGGTGCAGAAGAACGCCAACACTCGTGCTACGAGTCTTTGGGCGGCAGCTACCCGTATGGCTACGACGGCCATGCAGAGCCTGAAGGCGGCCTTCATGTCAAACCCTTTTGGAATCGCCCTGGTAGCCATTACTTCAATGATAGGGCTTCTGTCAATGTTCTCCTCAGAAACAGAAAAGGCAGCCGACGTTACCAACCGCTTCCGTGATAAAGTGCTGCAGCAACAATCGCAGTTAGACACCTATTATGCAACGCTTGCAAATGTCGAGAAAGGCTCTAAAAGCTACAAGACTGCCCTTGACGGCATCAACGCCGCTGCCAGGGAGTATAACACGCAGGAGCTGTCGCTCAACGATACCTTGGCCGAACAAAAAAGGAAATATGAGGATTTGACGGAGGCTATCCGTCAGCAAGCAGCAGAGAGGACGCTGGCAGAGGCAGCGGCAAAGGCCAACGAAGATGCCATGAATGCCGAGAAAGATGCCATGGACAGCTTGATGGAGAAAGCCAAGGACGCCACGTATAAGGAGATGCGTGAAGTCATGGAGAGTACTCCTGAAGGTGTTACGGTAATGGTCAACAAGTCCGTGGATGTTTCCAGTGAGAAACTGCGTCAGGTAACATCTGCGACATGGAATATGATTTCCACCGAAGTTATGAACCATGCAGCAGATATTTCGGCTGCCTTTGCAAAATCCCAGGAAGATGGCACCAAGGCAGTTGAGGAAGAGGTTCGTGCAATAGAAGGCATATTGCAGGCATTGGGAGTGACGGATAAGGAAATAGAAGCTTTCCACGATAGCCTTTACGAATACGTGGAGAAATCTGCCATGGGTTTCAGCGACTCCTATGGAGAGCTTGAACGGACAAAAGCACAGTTGGAAGGAATTGCCAATGCTGTCGTCGAGACGAAAGACACGACCAACGAGGCTATCAGTCAAATGAACTATGAGCAGCTGGTTCAGAAGATGCAAAGCGTCCAAGCTGAAATAGACAGCATCAACTCCAAGGAAATCAGGGTTGAAACGGACAACACCCGTCTCTTGGAACTGAAAACGCTCCTTACTGACATCAACAAGCTGCTCCCCAACGCACTTACCGTTGGGTCTGATGCTGACCTTGAAAAACGCCTGCAGGAGTTGAAGAAGAAGCGCGATGGTGAGGTGTTCGGCACTAAGGCATGGAAAGACTACAACAGTCAGATAGGAAAATTAACGGCAAAACTCTCTGCGCATAAAGGGGGATATGCAGAGACGATTTTTAATGAAAACAGGAAAAAGAGTAAAAAGAAAAAGAAGAAGAAGAAAGGACCCTCCAAGGAGGAGATAGCCCGCCAGCAGGCTCGTTACCAAGAAATAGTTGAAGAGCAAAAAGAAGCGCGCAAGCGTGCGGTGCGGGATATGGAATTGGAAACGCGACAGGCACAGATAGATGCGATGAGGGAGGGCTCCAGGAAAACCCTCGCACAGATACAGCTTGACTTTGAAAAAGAAAAGGAAAAGATAAATCGCGAATATGAAGATTTAAAGAAAGGCAAGATTGAAGCGGCACAGAAGGCGTGGGAGGCTAACCCTGCCAATAAAAAGAAAGTTTTTCATGCAAATCCTTCTGACAGCCGTTTTGCTTATACAAAGGCAGAAGAAGAGAACAAAAAAGCGCAGGAAGAAGCGGCAAGGCAGGACTTCTTGAAAAAACGCTCTGACGTATTCAGTGCCGACCGGCAGGCCATGCGCGACTATCTCAAGGAGTATGGCACGTTTAACCAGCAGAAACTGGCCATCGCAGAAGAATATGCCGAAAAAATCAAGAAGGCTACAACTGAAGGAGAGCGCAAGAAACTGATAGCCGAGCGCGATTCTGCACAAGGAAAGATAGAAGTAGAAGCTATCAAGCAGAGCATAGACTGGGGCAGTGCCTTCAGTGAGTTTGGTACCTTGTTCAAGTCAGAATTAGATCCGCTGCTGAGTAAGCTGCGCAAGATAACTGAAAGCAAGGATTTCAAAAACAGCAGCGTTCAAGACCAGTCAATTGTCTTTGAACTCATACATCGCCTTGAGCAGAGTGCCGCCGCATGGGACGGCGAGATTTTCAAGAAAGTCAGCGATGATATGGTTGCCTATCAGGCGGCAATGGAGAAACTGATAGCCGCACAGGAGGTGGAACGCCATGTGTATGAGGAAACGGCCGATAGCCTGAAAGATGCGCGGGAGAAATTAGAACAGGCACAGGCGGAAGGCAACACCGAGGAGATGGCGCGATGGCAGGCAGAGGTAGACCGTCTGGTGGCTGAACAGAATGCTGCAAGTACAGCCGTGTCAGCATGTGGCAAGGCAGCCAACGAGGCTACCGAAAATCTAAAAGCAAGTGCTGATAGGGCAAAGGGTATGTTCGAGGGTTTGGAAGGTGCGATAAGCGGTCTTACGAGTGGTACCCTAAAAGGCATAGGTAACGCCTTGATGCGCCTTGACAAACTTTTTGGCGGTGGTGAGACTACAAAGGCTGTCGGCAACGCTTTTGCCAAGGGTGTCCAGACCTTGTTCGGAAAAGACAGCAGCGTCAGCAAGGCACTTTCGACAGCTCTCGGGAACACAGGCATGATGGGTGAAGTCATCAGTGCCATGCTTGGTATCTTGGACACCATTGCGCAAAATGGCATCAGCGGTATTGTGACGAGTCTTCAGGACACCATCTTAGGTGCCGTGGAGAAGATGCTGGAAGAGGTGTTCAGCGGCAATATCATCATGAAGCCGCTCAGCAATTCCATGCAGCATCTTAACAACATCTTGGATACTGTTACGTTTGGTGGCTTTCACAAGCTGACCAGCCTGCTTGGCGATGGTGACAGTGACAAGCACCTCGAACGCGACCTTGAAAAACTCACCCAGAGCAACGCCGACTTGAGACAGGCATTGGAGAACCTTACCGATGAGATGAGCAAGGCGAAGGTAAACGATGCAGGCGGTCTTTACGAACAGCAGAAGAAGAACATCAGGGAACAGGAGCGCAATGCGCAGGAAAAAATGGCGCGCAGTGGAAAGGCGTACACCAATGGTGATTGGTACAAAGCATGGACTAACGGCAAGCATAGCTCAAATTACAAGATAGACAAGGGTATGAGCAGCCGTGAGTGGGACGCAATCAGCAAGCTGCTCGGCAAAGAAGTGCGTAGTGCCAGCGATTTTTGGAAGCTGTCGAGTAAGGAGATGTATGAAGTGGCCACGAAACTGACCAGCGAGTACAGCCATTTGAAAGACCTTGCAAATGACGGGTACAAAGATGCTGCACAGTTCATGGACGATTACATCGGTTATTGGAAGCAGCTGGAGCAGATAGAGAACGCCTACCGTAAGAAGATGACAGGCATCAGCTTTGACTCTGCTCGCGATTCGCTGAAGAGCCTTGTGAAGGACGTCAAGAACGGCAGTCGCGAGGTATTGAAAAGCGTGGACGAGATGTTCCAGGACGCCATCTTGAATTCGCTGATGTCCAATAAATACAGCGAAAAGCTGCAGGAGTGGTACAAGGCGTTTGCTGCAGCCATGGAGGACGGTCTGTCCAATGGCGAGGCAAGCAGTCTGCGCGAGATGTACAAGAAGATATTCGATGAAATGAACAAAGAGCGCGACCAAGCCTACAAGTCGGCTGGCATTGACCCTACGGATAGTACGCAGCAGACAGGGCGAAGCGGAGCGTTTGAAACAATGACGCATGACCAAGGTACTAAGCTGGAGGGACTCTTTACCAGTGGGCAGCTGCACTGGGCAAGCATGGACTCCTTGCTGGCAAAGATAGCTGAGAGATGGGCAGCGGCATCAGACCAATTAGCCCAGTTGGTTGAGAATACAAGCTACTGCAAACACCTTAAGGATATTTCCGAAGATATCAGGTCGATAAAACGTGATGGATTCAAAATGAGATAGCATTATGGCAAGACACATATTATCAGGTCAGGTCATCGTGAATGGTACTGACATTTGGACAGTATATAATGCCTTCCTGCGAGAAGAGCAGAAAGGAGGGCATGAGAACTTGAACGCGCTGCTTGCCCCTGCCAAGGCAAAAGGCAATGTAGCGGTAAATATTCGGGAGCAGAACGGCGAGGAGTACAGTGCCGACCTTCGACCAAGGAGCGAGGGGCGCGACGTAACGCTGCATTTTGCCATCAGTGCCACATCGACTGCCGAATTCGTCCAGCGTTACATCACCTTCGTCAAATTCCTGAAGTCGGGCGACAGAGGCTGGCTCACTTTTAGATTCCCAACGCTGGGCTTGGAAATGCGAATGTTCGCAGACCAATTTCCTAACGGCTTCACAGCAATAAGCAACCTATGGGCAGAAGGGCAGCAATGCGGAGCGTTCAAGGTGAAGTTCCGTGAGCCGGTTGCATCATTTTAATAGTATTTTATTGGCGTTTAAACAGTGCGAAAATGATAGAAATATACGGACGGGACAACAATTTGAAATGCCGGATAGAGCCGGGCAACAACAGTCAGCAGGACAAGACCCTCGGTGGTGACAACCTGCTGTCCCTTTCATTCGTGCACTATGACTTCGTGCAGCTCGACGTGAACGACTACTGCGAATTCGAGGGCGAACGCTATTGGCTGCAGGAACGTTACCTGCCCACTCAAAAAAGCAAGGGTGAATGGAATTACGACGTGAAGCTCTATGGAATTGAAAGTCTCATCAAGCGGTTGCTGGTGTTGAAGAACCCCGACGGCGAGAACGAGGCTGTATTCACGCTTACCGCTCCTGCTGCAGACCACGTGCGTCTTATCGTTGGCAGTATCAATGCCGGTATGGGCAACTCGGCGAATTGGAAGATGGGAGCTGTCATGGCAACGGAGAACCTGACCATTGATTACAACGGAACATACTGCGACGAGGGATTGCGGCTCGTTGCAGAAGCCGCCAAGACAGAATGGTGGGTGGAGGGGCAGACGGTAAACGTCTGCCGTTGCGAGCATGGCGAGGAACTGACACTTCGCTATCCTGAGAGCATTACACAGCTGGAACGTGATACTGCCGATGGTGCGAAATTCTATACGCGACTGTTCCCTATGGGAAGCTCACGCAATATTGACCGTGCAAAATATGGCTCTGTTCGTCTCCAGCTTCCTGGCGGCCGCAAGTATGTGGATATGAACGTTGATAAATATGGCATCTTCCACCATTACGAGGAAGCCGCCTTTTCAGCCATTTATCCACGGCGTGTCGGTACGGTAAGCGAAGTGAGAGAGACTACGGTAAAGGGCAACGACGGCAAGCCGTTCAAGATATATTGGTTCAAGGATGGTGAATTGCCATTCAATCCTAACGAATATGAAATAGGTGGCCTTGTAAAGCACGTGGTGTTCCAAAGCGGCGAGCTTAACGGCCGCGATTTTGAGGTGAACTATCACGCCGGTAGCCAGGAGTTCGAGATTATCACGACATGGCCATACAGCGATGATATACAGTTGCCTGGCGGAACCCTCGTCCCAAAGGCAGGCGACAAATACATACTTTGGAACATTCGAATGCCCGACGAGTATTACGGCTTGGCCGAGCAGGAGTTTCTCGCAGCTGTCGAAGCATTCAATGCCAAGCACTGCATTGACACCTCAGTATATAAATGCCCAACACACCATGTATGGGTGGAACGTAACAACGTGCAGCTCTATATCGGGCGAAGAATACGCTTGGAAAGCGATCAGTATTTTCCTGAAACTGGTTTTCGCAGCAGCCGTATCACACGCATAAGCCGTAGCGTGGCACTGCCAAGTCAGATGGATATTGAAATCAGTGATGCTACAAGTACAGGTGCCATGACACGTATCACAGATAGTATCAATGAAGCCAAGAGGTATGCAAGGGAGGCACTTGGGGCATTGCCGGACATTATCCGAAGTGGCGACACGACGAAGCCTACAGATACCAACCTGTACAGTGCCCGACGTACGCACAAGGAATTCCTGAGCAAGAATTCAGCCGACACGGCGCAGGGGGTAATTACTTTCTTGAAGGGTATAGGATTCAAGGACGGTGCAGGTTTCGATGGCTTTGGCAACGCCATATTGAAAGCCATTCAGACGCTCGGCTTTGAAAAGACCATCAACGGCTTTGGCGTATGGCTCGATGAGAAGGGACGGGCGCATGGGCAAATCGACTACTTAGAGGTGATTGGCAAGGCTATCTTCCGCAGCCTTCAGATAGATGAGTACAAGCATATCGGCGGAAATATCGTCCTTTCGGGCGCAAATGCCGTAATAGAAAAGGTTGTGCCTGTAACGGGTGGTTGGAAGTGCTACCTCCACACGGACGATGGCGACAAGGCTATCACCAATGATTGGGAGGCTGGCGACCAAGCGTTATGCCAAACTTTCAACATCAAAGCAGGTGTGTACGAAAATATCAGCAACCGCTATTACTGGCGCGTCGTGTCTGAGGTGGCGCAGAAAACGGCAACGGAAGAGGCATATATCATCATTACCGACGATGACACCTACCGCGATAAAAGCGTAGACAACGATGAGCCGAAAGCGGGTGATAACGTCGTGCTATGTGGGCACAACACGTTGTGGGACATTGCCCACGGCGTAGAACCGACGAAGTACCGCCACCGCATGAATGTTACGATGATTACCACCTCAAAAGAGGAGGGAGGAACTATCGAAGTGTATCGCAGCATTCACGACTTTTCGCTGAATAAAGGTAACGCCATATTCCATCTGTCGAGCGATAAAATTTACATGAATAGCCGCCACTTCGAGTGGGTAAGCTCCGACGGTGAGCGCATTCCCAACGTTCTGTACCGTGGCGACTGGACACCGGGCACAGTGGCAGCGAAATATGAAGCGTGGTACCACAGTGGGGGCACGTGGCTTTCGCTCGTCGATGATAATGCCGACGAACCAACGGGGCATTCGCCGAAGTGGAAGCAGTATGCAGCTAAAGGAAAAGACGGCGGCACAGGGCTGCGCGTCGAGGGTTTTTCTTCTGCTGGCAGCGCAGCCTATACGGAAGGGCAGACGGCGTGGAAAGCCACCTTTGAAGTTCACGTATGGGAAAACGACGTGGAGATAACAACGAAGCTGCCATCTACGCGCTTTGTATGGGAGCGAACGAGCGAATATGAAGCTGGTGATGCTGCGTGGAAAGACAGGCACAGCAACGATGGCTATAAAATAAACGTAACGTATGACGACTTAATGGGCGACACTTCTTTTGTGTGTAAATTCCTTAATTCGTCCGGAAATAAAATATTAACAAGTGTAACTTTTTAAATATAAAAACAATGGCAGATATATTAGCACAAAAAACATTTACAGTAAAAAAGTTGGTGAATGGAAAAACCCTTACCTTCGTCCTCAAGACGGACAAGGCACTCACGCAAATATTTTCACGTGATAGCAAAACATATGCGCCTGACTATGCGGCATCGGCACTTACCTTGACACCAATGCTGTTGGTAAGCGGGAAGAACGGAGACCAGACAGCGCACCTTAGCAATTTGAATTGGCGTGTGCTCAAGCAAGATGGCTCGGCAGCTACACAGGCATTGACGGCAGGCACCGGGCTTGCTAAGAAATTAGCAGCCAACCTAACCGACTGCACAGGCTTGAAGATAACTTGCGAGGCTACCTACACCGACCCTGTTTCAAGGGCAGCAGCGCAAGTGGTAGCGTCGGTAGAAATAACGAAGATGGAGAATGCCGGCGCAAATATCCTTGCGAGTCTTTATATGCCCGATGGCGATACCTTCGATAATGCAGGCAAGGCTTTGAAGATACATTGCGACCTTATGCGTGGCGGCGATATTGACACCTCCAATGTTACTTACACTTGGTTTCAACTGCGAAGCGGTGTGTGGACGAAGCTCGAAACAAGTAATGCCAACGGTATCAGCGGTTTTACAACCAACGAAATAACAGTGCCAGCTTCAGCTGTCGTAAATGTCGGGATATTCAAATGTGTCATAAAAGATACCGATACCGCAAGCGCAACGGCAAACAAGGAGGTGTTTGCCATTGGTACGCTGTATGACGGTTCAGATCCTTACGAAATCGACGTATTCCAACCCAACGGCGATAACGTTGCTGAAGGGGGCAGCTTGTTGCACTGGTTTAAAATACGTCAAGGGGCTACCTATATTACTGATGCGGTGATACTGGGGGCGCACAACATGCGCGTGTGGCGTTTTGCCGCTAACAACGCCATTGATACGACGTGGGGCACAAGCGGCTACAAAGCCTGCACGAAAGATGCACCTAACGCACGCTATGCACTTGATATAGCCTACTCCGACTTGTTGAGTGCAAGCCAAGCATTTTGCGTAGAGCTGTATTAAAAATGTAAGGGCGTAATTCTAACGCCCTTACCCCCTCTTTAATAAATAAAAGTAGTAGTAATAATGGCAGAAATAATAGCACAACGCACATTTACAGTTCGCCGGGCACCAAAAGATGGGAAGCCCGGAGAACCTGGCAATAAAGGGGAAGATGCTCTCACCCTCGTAGTTACGCCAAACACCTTTGTATTTCAAACCAATAACAAAGGTGTCATCGAAAATTTGGCGCAAAATAAGGGTAAAATCCGAATGTTTCTCGGACAAACGGAAGTTGTGCCCAGCAGTATAGATATTACTCCATACAATTGCTACGCAAGAATAGTAGGCGACAATACACTATACTTCGACGGTATTAGTCCTAACCAATGGAGCGGAAAGGTGGAGGTTACCGCCACCTACAAGGGGCAGACACGCACTGCCATTGCTGAATTTATGGTGAGTGCTCAGAAGTGGAATGAAGCCAAGTTCCTTGCCAATGAGCAGCAATTTCAAAGCATCATCTCACAAAACAAAGCAGACAAACAAGGGTTTGAAAGACGTATGTCTGCCATTGAGCAAGATGCCGAGAATATTCGTCTGTCGGTCAGCAAGCAGACCTTCAGCGGCGTGAACATGCTCAAGGGGGCAAGCTTGCGTCCCTTGAAGTTGTTGGTGCTTGCGCGCGCTCAATATGTTACTATTGGAAACTATGCGAGTGTAGCACACCTTGACAATCCTTATCTTGCCATTGTGCGCCACGGTGCGCCACAGAACGAATGGAACGGTTGCAAGTTTCCTGTTATAAAGGCATTGGGCGGTCGGACCTACACACTGTCAATGTTCACTCGTATATACGGAAGCGAACAGCCATATATTGAAATCAAGCGAAGTCGCTCTAAGGATATGACTGCTCCGAAGACGAGCTATCCTAACATTCCTTCTTCCTATGGCATTTGGAAACAATATTCCTATTCTTTCGATATGGAAGATGGATACAACTATGTACAGATATTTATAGGTTACACAAGAGATGGCGAAGCTTATTTGTCCGAAATACAACTGGAAGAAGGAACAAAAGCAACAGCATGGAAGGACCCTGACGTCGTGGACAGCGTTGAACGTACTGGTATCGACCTGACCAATGGCACGGTATCTGTCGAAGCAGCCAATTTTGAAATCAAACACAATGGCGAAAAACCTTTTGTTGTGAGCAAAGGAAAGGCATTGCTGGGCGGTTGGGTGTTTGACAAGGGACAGCTGTTCTCCCAGTGCGGAGATGTAAATGGTAATCCAAGCACGGACTATGGCAATGCCAATTTCAATCCTGATATTGTTCTCGACCCTATCAATGGCTACATGTCAGGCGTTGGCTCTTTCAGAAAGAAAATGCTGGTGATAACTCCTCAAAATATAACTAAATATGCGAAAATAGATCCCGATATTGGTTACGTATTTGTTGCCGGAAAAGTATCCGCCATTGCTTTGTTCAAAGGCTCGTTTAACCGTACTATATTTATAACGGTGCCCGGTAGTGGAGGTTATTACGGTGATGGCGATTTTGAGATTGCACGATCATTGATAGGGGAAACTGTAGCTATATACAACCAATCGACGAGCTATATAAACATTTGGGGATCGGGTACATCTATAACAGTCTACCCGAATAACTTTGCCGCCCTTGAAATAAAGCTCTCGGTTAATTCTGAAACGGGAAAAGAAAGTTATTACAACACCAATTGGATAAGAGGAAGAATGTTAGTATAATATTAAAATAAAAGAATTATGAAACTAAAAGTAATGCAAAAAAGAATTGAAGCAGACGTGAACGGTATAGTCATTATAAATGGCTTTGTTCATGTAGTTGTATACAAGGCTGATATCAGCGATCCGAAGAATGCCAAGGTGTTGCTCTTTCACGACCATGTGGCAAAATGCACCCATGATGACGTTGCCGATGAAAGTTGTGCGGCGGACTATGGACACAACGGTTCGACATTCACAGATGGGCATTGGAATTCTATCCCAGACATCGAAGAGCAGACTGCCGCATACAAAGGGGTACGTGATATCTATTTCGCCATTGAAAGAGGCGAACTGATTTTGGAGTAAACCTTACGGGGGAAATAAAAAGCCCCCAGCCTTGTTAAAATAGTCGTCTCACTTACTATTAACACAATTTACCACCTACTGGTACGACTGGGGGCTAAATACCCTCGTCACCAGTAGGTGGTTTTTTGTGTGATGCACAATAATAAGTGAGACACTGCAAAGATACAAAATTTTGTGATTATGAAGATAATAGAAGTCTTAAAATTTAACAGGGAGTTGATAAATAGACTCAAAATGTCTGGTATCAGACTGGAAGATGTAGAATATGTGGACTTATATACCGATTACACTACACTGTTGGAAGGTGGCGAAAAAGTGTCGTATATCGTAGCCCGACTATCTGAAAAATATACGGTGAGTGAACGCAAGGTGTACACGCTTATCAAACGCTTTCAAAGCGACTGCAAGCCGCTTGCAGTATGATTTTGCGTAAAAGTTCTTTTGCCTCGTCGGATATGGCGACCTTTGCCGTACAAACAAACCTGTACAACAATGAGAAAACAATATCTTTCAGCACCGCTTCCTTTTCAGGGACAGAAGCGGATGTTCGCCAAAGAGTACATAAAGGTACTCCAACAGTTCCCCGATGGTACAACATTTGTAGACTTGTTCGGTGGTAGCGGATTACTGTCGCACATCGCCAAGCATCAGAAACCGAACTCCACGGTTGTGTATAACGATTTTGACGGATACAGGCATCGCTTGGAGCGCATTGCTCAGACAAATGAGCTGTTGGAAGAATTGAGGGCGATAGTAGATGTTCCACGAAGCAAGCCCATATTAGGCGATGCAAGGGAACGTGTGCTGGATTGTATTTGCAAGCATGAACAAAAATATGGCTATGTCGATTACATCACGCTGTCAGCATCGCTTTTGTTTTCCATGAAGTATGCAACTTGCTTTGCAGAAATGGAGAAAGAGACATTGTATAACAGAGTAAAATCAACCAATTATCCGTTATGCACTGATTATCTCGACGGCTTAACAATCACTTCCTGTGACTATAAAGAGGTGTTTGATAAGTATAAAGACATGCCAAATGTGGTATTTCTTGTCGACCCTCCATATCTGAGCACGGACAGTAAAACTTATAGAATGTACTGGAAGCTGTCTGATTACCTTGATGTGCTGACTATCCTCGCTGGTCATCGCTTCGTCTATTTTACCTCAAACAAGTCGTCAATAGTAGAGCTTTGCGAATGGATAGGAAAGAATAGGTTCATCGGCAACCCCTTTGAGAACTGCCATCGGCGGGAGTTCAATGCGCATATGAATTACAGCGCATCCTATACGGATATTATGATTTATACAGATGCCGTTTAAATACCATTTTAGCACCATTTGAATGATGAACAAATACTATCAGATACTAAGCAAGGTTTTGGGGCAGGGCAAGCCTCAGAAGAATACTAAAGGCAACATTCGTTACCTACTCAATGAACAACTGTCCTTATCGCCTGGCGATTTGCTTGATATTTTCGAGAGCCACGGAATAGCGAGAAAGAAACTGAGAAATGAGTTACAACTGTTCATGCAAGGTGAGCGGAATGTTGAGAGATACCACGATGTGGGTATTAGGTGGTGGGATTACTGCGGAAGTGTATTAGTGAATAGCTATCCCACTTACTTTGAAAAGCTACCACCACTTATCGCTAAGATTAATAGAGAAAAACGCAGCAGTAAGAATTATGTGCTGTTCCTGGGTGAGACTGGTGCAGAGAGTAATCAAGCACCTTGCCTCAGCCTCGTACAATTTCAAATAGATGATGGAGAACTGGTACTGTCAGCCTACCAACGAAGCAGTGATGCAAACCTTGGCTTGCCAGCTGATATATACCACCTATACCTGATGGCACGACAGATAGACCTGCCCTTAAAAAGCATAACACTTAACCTCGGCAACGTTCATGTATATGAGAATAATATAGACCGCACCAAGCAACTGCTTGATGGATATGAGGACGTAAAGTTTGAACTCAATGTTTGAGAGTATAAAACTCTCAACTTATTCTATACAAAGGTAGTACTTTTTTGCGAGATATACAAATATTTGTCATGGAAAAACGCCTCAAAATAAAAGATTTTTGAGGCGTTTTTGTACCATATAAAATAGAGATTTCCTTAAAAATGTACTTATTTTGTTACATTTCGTTTTGCACGAAAAAATCACATTTCGTTTTATCAAAGCATCACATTTCGTTTTGCCGGATTTAATTCACGAAATGATACACTACGAAATTGCATACAAAAAGCTGAAAGACACATCGGCACACGGCACGTTGTTCCGCCAAAGAATGGACGAAATAAACCGCAAACACCACCGCAACATTACCATAAGCAAGCGAATGACAGACTATGCGCCACGCAAGAACGACCCAACGGAAACCTATTTGGTGTTGGCAATAGAAATGAACGACGGATCACACCTGCTTAGTTCCGTAGCCCGCACAGTATTGGCAGACTTGGAAAGGCAAATAAAAAGAGTGGAAAAGATAAGCAACTTCTGCTGGTATGTTACGCAAAATGCCTATTTCCGCAACTTCCCGAAGGTGCGAACCCTCCGTGCCCGCTCGGTTTCCGCAGAGGTTTTTAGCAACCTTACTGCGCAAATGACACCTGTAAGAGATAAAAATGGGTGGGTTGAAACGCTGTAAATATTTTTCAAAACGATAGCTATTATATAACTCTCTTTCTATCAATGCTTTACAAAACCTATTGTTTTGCATTGCAAAAGCGGCTGTTTTGCACGGTAAAAGCGTAGGTTTTGCGTTGCAAAAGAGCCGCTTTCGCAACGTCAAATCGAAATTATCATTTTTCCTCAGAATTATCTTTACAAAACAGAGCCTATGTTTTTGCGGTATTGAAGATGCTTTCAGCAACTGCCTTAATCGGGAAAAAGAAAAACAAATCCTTATCGTATAGCTTTTGACTGCACCTGTTGCGTGCGTACATTATAATATAAAAGCCCCTGCTCGGTAGTACGAGCAAGGGCAACTATGATAGAATTTGAAGTTAAAAAGAGAGTGTTTATACAGGCAGATGCCCTACCCTCCTTTATCGGAATTATTTTAATTGTCCTCTTGGAACAATGGATCGTCATGCGTAAGCATAATAGGTTTTTGGTCGTATGCCTTCAATATGTTTTCTGGAACATATTTCTTGTCTATCACAAGACGGAAGGTGTACTCGTTGAACCATGGGTTTGACATTATCAAACAACCATTGTGGCCGTTTGTTGGTCCCCAGCTGTTTTCCACCTTCCACTTCTTTGGCTGTCCGTTCTCGTCGAGGTCTACAGCTGTAAGTGTCATAGCGTGGGTAGAACCGCTATCGAATGTAGAGATGCGTTCTGCCTTGTTCATTGGGAAAGATGTGCCAAAGAGCGTGCCATAATCGTAGTTGTCCAAATCCAAGTAACCACGCTTGCGGTCTAACTGCTTGCCTACATCATAGCTTGTATACATCTTTGTATTGTCCTTCAGAGAGGCAATAGACATCTTTGCAATGTCTTCCATAGGAAGATTGATGTACTTCCAGTTGTGGCCGTCGTAGGTATGGCGGTCGTATTCCACTTCGTAAGTCTTGTAGTACTCGCGGCGTGGGTCGTTCATTGCCATAATGAAGGTACCGTTGAGCTTATTTCCCATCACTTCATCGCGGAACGACTGTGGAGTATAAGTCTTTGGTTTGCCAACGCTGTTGCCGTTCTTATCCTTGAAAGCATACTCGAAAGTCTTCACAGGCTCGCCCAATGAGAGGGTGAGAATGCGATAGATGTCGCCCAACATTTCTGTTTTGCGCGCCTTAATGGCTGCTGCCGACTTCTTGTTGGCTACCATCTTACGAAGTTCCAATCCAAATTCGCGGAGCTTAGAAGATATGATTGATGCCATACGAGAAGTGTTTTCAGCTGAATAGCTCTCTGGCATTGCCTCCATAGGAACAAGTCCGTACTTATCAACGAGGTCTGAAACGCCACAGAAAGTACCACCATCATTTATCGGATGCTTAAAGAAGAACTGCACAGTAGGGTCTTCTATTGGTTTGTTGGCATTGTCGATAACGCCTTGAAGCATAAGGTTGGACTTCTCCAACTGGTCGTGGAGACTCAAGTAAACGTGTGAGAACTCTACTCGAAGAGTATCTTTGTGCTTGCTCGCAAAGTTCGAACGCAACACATTTAAACCAGTAAAGAGCCAGCAACGACCCGAGCTCTTCTGGTCGTGAATGTTCTGCTTGGTTGTCTCAACGCTGAAATGACTATCAATCTTGCCTGCTTTCTTGAAGTTGCGAGCAAGGTCGTCGATAGAGTTTGTTGCAATAGCGTTTGCAAGAGCACGATTAGCAGTTGATGAATGTCCTGCGGTGATTTTCTCCATCATCTGCTTGTCAATTCCACCACCCTTTGTCTGTGCCTGCATTGAAAGCGAAAGGCTAATCAATCCACAGACCAT